CGCTAAATTACATATTACCGAGCAAGCCGAAAGTAATTATTTTTTAAAATTAACAGGAACTTTAGGAACTGGTAATACTTATGGTTTTAAAACTAATGGAGGAAATTCACAAGTTTTAAGTTTATATGATATTACTTCTACTAATAGATTAGCTGTTTTTGGAGATACTGAAATTCAATTTGCTACGACAGGCACTTCAAGATTATATATAGGAAGCTCAGGAGACGTAGGAATTGGAACGACATCACCTAATTTTAAATTAAATGTTCATCGTTCTGATTCTACAAATACTACTATTGGAATAACTAATTCATCAACTGGGGATGCAAGATTGTATTTTGACGCCTCAAATGGTGATGGAGCTGGTGGCGATTATATGCAAATGGGTCAAAAAAATGATCTATCAGGGTTTATTCAAATGGAACAAAATGCTGGTTCTTTTAGTATAAAAACTGCTAGTGGAGGACAAGATAGATTAACCGTTTTACAGAATGGAAACGTAGGAATTGGTTTAACAAATCCCAGTTATCAGCTTCATGTTGGTGGTTCGGCTGAAATAGATGGTACATTATATTCTGACAGAGTAGCTGCTGGAATACCAATGCCATCGCATATAGTTGATGCTTATTCATGAACAAGTGGCTCAGATTGTGCAATGCTTTTAAGATTAGCTGGTGGATCAACAGCACCTAGTTATGTTGATTTTATTTATGGCTCTGTACAAACTGGATATATAACAACTAATGGATCATCAACTTTTTATGGATCAGCATCAGATTATAGATTAAAAGAAAATGTAGTTGAATTAAATGGTGCTTTAGATAGGTTAGATAATTTACAACCAAAAAGGTTTAATTTTACATTAACACCAGAACAAACAGTTGATGGATTTTTAGCACATGAAGTTGCTGATGTAGTACCAGAAGCTATACATGGTAAAAAAGATGCTGTAAATGAAGATGGTGAAATTATAGCACAAGGTATTGATCAAGCAAAATTAGTGCCTTTATTAGTTGCAGCAGTACAAGAATTAAGAGCTGAGGTTGAATTATTAAAATCTCAAATAAATTCTTAAATTTGTAAAAAAATAAATTATGGCTAATACATATCATTGGAAAATAGTGCAACTAGATGCAAAAATTAAAGAAAACGACTTGGATAATGTAATTTATACTGTACATTATAGGTTTTATGCAGAGGATGATTCTGATCCAAAAATTGTTAGAGACATAATTGGTTGTATTGGTGTTGAATATGATCCAGACAATTTCATACCTTATGAAGATTTAACAAAAGAAGATGTTGTTGGATGGTTAGAAGCAGATTTAAATGTTGAGGGTATGAAACAAAATTTAGATCAAGAAATAAACTTAATAAAAAATCCAGTTGATGAATATTTAAAACCTGACTGGGATTAATAATTAAATAAATATATATAATGAGCAAACTAGAAGAAAAAGAGTTACAAGAACTCAAAGAAACAATTTCAAAGCCAAATCAAATTCTTATTGAAATAGGTGCAAGAGTAGTTGCATATAATTCAATTGATGATCTTGTTAATTTACACAAAGAATCAATTAAAGAGCAACAAGACAAAGTTAAAGAGATTGAAGATAAATATGGTAAAGGTTCTTTAAATATTGATACTGGCGAAATCACTCCCTTAGAAGAAGAATAAAATGGCACTTATTAATGCCACTAGCTTTCTGTTATTAAAAGATACAACAGTTGTAGGGCATTCTAAAAGCACTAGCTTTAACATTAATGTAGATTTACCAGATGCTACAACTAAAGAAAGTTTAGGTTGGGCAGAAGTTATTCCGGGTGTCAAATCTGGTATAGTTAGTTGTGAATGTTTAACTGATTATTCTGATACATTAAATTTTGAGCAGTTAGCCGATATGGTGCTAACTAAAGAAAAGGCAACTTTTATTTTCAAAGACAATGTAAATCCTAAATTAATTGTTAGAGGTGAGGGGTTTATTAATTCAGTAGATGAGACAGCTGAGTTTGAAACTGCTAATAGTTTTAACTTAGAAATAAACCTGACTGGTGTATTTACTATAACTGACCCTAGTGAGGGTAGAACTTGGGAAAACATCTTTGAAAAATGGGAAGATATATCAGATAACTGGGAAGATGTATAATTTTTTTATTTGTATATTTGTTACAGATTAATAATTTAAAAATATATAAATGGCTACAACAGGCGTATTTAATGGAACAGATTTACTACTTAAATTAACAGATGGAACAACAATAGCAACATCTACTACTATTGGACACTCAACATCTTGTACACTTACACTTTCAAATGATTTGCCTGAGGCAACTACAAAAGATAGCAATGGGTTTCAAGAAGTTATTGCTGGTGTAAAAAGTGGTGAGATTAGCTTTGAAGGATTAATTGCTTATGATGACAATGCAAATCCAGTTGATTTTGCTGATATCTTAATTGCTCGTAGAGCTGTATCATGGGAATTTGGAACTGCTGAAACTGGCGATGCTGTGTACTCTGGTTCTGGATTTTTAAGTTCAGTAGAAATGAGTGCTGAAATGGAATCTCCGGCAACTTATAGTGGTTCAATTACTGTAAATGGTGCAATTACTAAATCATAATTTAAGTAATTCTTAATAAAATTAAAGGGGTATGGATTGAGGAAACTGTACCCCTATAAATATATAAATATGGCAAACAAAAAAAGAGGTTACTATACCTTAAAAATAGGTGGGAAAATGCGAACTATGCATTTCTCAATGAATTTCTGGTCAAACTTTACTGATGAATTAAATATATCACTAGACAAAATAGGTGATGCTTTTACAGATGGTATTTCAATTAGTACAATAAGAGCTTTAATATATTCAGCATTATTAGCAAACGACCAAGAACAAGGCAACGAAATCAATTATAATATTTATACAGTAGGTGCTTGGCTCGAAGATTTTGATTCTGAAAAGTTAAATGATATAGTAAATGCAATGATGGAATCAAGAATATTAGGCAATGATTTAAATATGGGGGTGCCAAGAAATATTAAAAAAACTACAAAACCTACTAAAGAGGGAAAGTAAATACCCAGCTGACTTGGGAAAGCATTCTTGATTTTTATATTGGTCAAGCTGGGATAACACCAGATATCTTTTGGAAAAACACTTGGAAAGAAAATCATTTAATGGGCGAAGCTCATATGATTAAGTGTAATTTAGCTTGGGAACAAACAAGATATTTAGCCACAATGCTTTACAATGTTAATTGTAATAAGAAAGGGCAAATGATTACACCTGAAAAGTTATTTCCTTTGCCACAAGATGTTTATTTAGGCAAAGGCAAACCAAAGTCAACTAAAGAACAATATTTAAAATTTAAAAACAGAATTGAAAAACTAAAAGCTGATAAAAGTGTCGAGTAGATTTTTTGTATTTTTGATAAAAAATAACAGATGGCAAAATTAAGATTAGATTTACAGCTAACTGGTTTTAAACAAGCACAAGCTAAATTAAATAACTTTAGCAAACAGACAGCAAAGTTAGGCAAAAGTTTATCTACCAAATTAACAGCACCTTTAGTTGCAGTAGGTGGATTAGCTATTGCACAAGCTGCAAAGTTTGAAAAGCTACAAACTACCTTAAATGTATTAACTGGTAGTGCTGAAAAGGGTGCTAAAGCATTTAAGAATCTTGTCAAGTTTTCTGCCGGTACACCATTTCAATTAGATCAATTAGTAAAAGCTAATAACACAATGATGGGATTCGGTATAAGTGCCGATGAAGCTGCAAGTCATCTTAAAGCTATTGGAGACATTGCTGCTGTTAGTGGTGGTGATTTACAAGGTATAACAGTTGCTTTCTCACAAGTTGCTGCTAGTGGTCGATTAATGGGACAAGATTTACTACAACTTATTAATAATGGTGTTCCTATTATTGATATGCTTAGTAATAGTATGGGAGTTGCAAAGAGCGAAATTAAAGGCATGGTGTCTGAGGGTGCTGTAACTTTCCCAGTTTTACTTAAAGCATTTCAAGATGCCACATCAGAGGGTGGTAAATTTCATAATGGTATGGGAACTTTAAGCCAAACTTTAAGTGGTTTAGGTTCTACATTAAGAGACAACTTAAATATAGCACTTGCTGAATTAGGTACTGAAATTGTAACAGCATTTGATTTAAAAGAAAAGACAAAACAATTTATTGTATTTATACAAAATCTTACAGAAAAATTTAAAGCATTATCACCAGCAACAAAAAAAACAATATTGATTATAGCTGGTATTGCAACTACAATTGGTCCAGTATTATTGACTGTAGCTGCATTTACTAAAGCAATAGTATTTATTACAAGTGCCTTTACAACTTTAGGTAGTGGATTATTGATTGTAAAAGCTGCATTTTTAAAATTGAATATGGCAATGCTCTTAAATCCATTTGTATTAATAACCACAGCAATAATTGGATTAATCACTTATGTAGTTAAATTAAGTGAAAAAATGACACCACTTGTTAGTGGATGGCAAACATTAAAGAATGTATTTAAATCAGGTGGAAATGCTGCAAAATTTGCTGCATTACAATTAAGTAGTCAAGCTAAAGCAGAAAAAGAAGCTGCCGAAGAAACTAAATTAAACACAGAAGAAACTGATAAATTAACTAAAGCAAATGAAGATTTACTTAAATCATTAAAAGATTTAGAGGGTTTAAATGGTAAAGGTGGTGCTAATAAAGAAAACCAAGACAGAAAAGTCAAAACTGTTAGTGCTTTCCAAGAAAAAGAACAAAAAACTATAAGAAACTTTGATGGCAGTCAAATGCAAGAATTTACTAACATGAAAGTTGGCTTTGGATTAGCAACTGTTGGTACTGATCCAATTGCACAAATGGTTGAGGGAATGAAAAAAAGTAAGCCATTATTTGATCAAAAACTACAAGAAGCTGGGAATTTTTTAAATCAAAAATTAGATGGCACTAAAGAAAGATTATTAGCTTTTCAACAAATAGGATTACAAATGGGTCAATCTATACAAAATACTTTTACTAATATGGGTCATAGTATTGCATCTGGTTTAGGAGCTGGTGAAAGTGCTTTAGGAACTTTTGCTGGTGTTCTTATAGAAACTGCTATGACTGCCATAGGTGCATCTTTAGCAACAACTATGGGGTTTGGTGCTGAATCTGCTGGTGCAACTGCTAAATCATTTGGACCACTTGCTGCATTTGTTTTACCGGCTTTACTTGCTGGTGCTGCAGTAGCAGTAAAAGGTGCTTTTGGTAAAATAGATAAACCAAAGAAATTTGCAAAAGGTGGTATAATCAGTACACCAACTATGGGGTTAATGGGTGAATATCCCGGAGCAAGAAGCAATCCAGAGGTTGTAGCTCCTTTAGACAAACTTAAAAATATGATAGGTGAAAGAGGTTCATCACAAGTACAAGTTGGTGGCTCATTTACTGTAAAAGGACAAGATTTAGTTGTAGCATTACAAAGGGCAAATAAAAACAGAGATAGAATATTATAATGGCATATGGTGTTAAATACATATTAGAGTTTTCTGATGATTTAGAAAATGGTAAAAAAATAGAAATTTGGAAAAACAATTATTCTGGTACTGTTTACGACCTAGTAGGTGCTGCTGAGCCATGTGTTATAACTTGGCAAGGTGATGATAATTTTTATGAGCCAATTAGAGGATCAGAATGTAAAATAAATTTATTCGAAACTGATGACACTAATTATGATAATTTTTATGAAGAAGATGAAAGAGAATATCAAGTCAAAGTTTTTTATAAAGACACAAGCAACAATTATCAATTATTTTGGATAGGTTGGCTAGTAACAGATTCATTCAGGGAAGCAGTAACAACTAAACCTTTTCCAATAACTTTAACAGCTTTAGATGGCTTAGGTACATTAAGTGGTTTTGATATGCCTTTAAGCACAACTAGTTCATCTATTCAAACTGGTAGATATTATATAACTGAATGTTTAAATAATTTAGATTTAGAGCTTGATATTTATGTTAGTCAAGATATTTTTATTAGAAATCCAAGCTCGACATTATATTCTATTTATGATATAATAAACATAACACCATACAATCTACAAAAAGAAAAATTAGATATAAATAATGCAAAACATATTTTAGAACAAATACTTAAGATAACAAATGCAAGGATATTTCAATCATATGGTAGATGGTATATAATTAATAATTCAAGTTATAGTGGTCAAGCTGTAAAAGATGCAAGTGCGTCAACAGCACAAGGTGGTACTGTGCCAACTGGCATTAGAGCATCAGAAACATCTAGTTTAGTTACTAATGGAACTGAGTTGCCTAAATTTGTAATATATAATTATCAAGGCACATATCAATCAACATCAAATATTGATGTATTATATAAGCTGCCAAGTGACCTAACACCTTTAGACAATAGCTTATCAAAAGAATATTTGCGACCATTAAAAAGATTTAATATAACTCATAATGTGTCTCAATATCTAAAAACTAATTTTACTGTTTTAGGAAATAGTGGTTTTGAAAATGGTTTAGCTAACTGGTCAACTTATACATCTACAAGCACAACATCGCCTGGTACTTTGTCAAGTGAATTTTCTAAACAAGGAAATAATAGTTTTAAAAATGATCAAACACAAACTAGCACAAACACAAGAAAAACATTATCATATACTCAAGGTTATGGTGCAACCAATAACCCAAACAGAGGACATACATTAAAAATTAATTCATATTTTGAAAGTACATCATCATATTCTAGTACAACTGAATTTAGTTTTAGATGGCAAGTTAGAATAGAAGATGAATCACCAATACCCCCAACTGATCCAACATATTATTGGAATAATAGTTCAGAAAGTTGGACAACTACTGCTACTATAAATACTCAAGTTGCTGATCATGCAGATGCTTGGGAAGAATTTAGTTATGATTTAGGCAGTTTCCCATATACTGGCACATTGTATATTGATTTATATGAGCCGAGAACATCTGTTAGTGGTCATTTAGAAGCTATTTACTATGATAATATTACTATGAATATGGACATTAAAGACGGCGACAAAAGAACACCTTTATTTGCTTCTATTGATGGTTTTGAATATTCAAGAATTAAAACATCAAGTAATGATACAGGTGTTTTAGAATTAAGCGAATTACAATTATCAAGCAATAATTATAGAAATACAAATATATTTCAAGCTATACGACCAAGAGATGATAATGCTAGTTTTGTTAAATCATTAGAAGAAATTATATCACAACAAGTTATAAACGATTACAGAACGAACTCTATTAGGTATGAAGGTAAATTATATAATTTAGAAAATAAACCTATAGGGTTACACAATAAAATATGGATTGATTTTGGTGCTACTGTTTTAAGAGAAGATGTAAGTTGCATATTAGATTCAATGACTTATAATGTAAAGCGTAATACTTATGAAGTCATAATGCATATACCAAATCAAGATGATGACCAAGCTAGTACATTCAAAATAAAATTTTAACTTTTTTCTTTTCCTTGT